GTTTATTTATTTGGTCTTTATATTCAGTAACACAAATATTTGAATCACTTGCGATTTTTTGCGATTTTTGCGATTTTTCAAAATTACATATCCTTTTATGCTCCATAAACCACTTTGCGTCTTATATTTTCTTCCACAAATACATAAAAATATATTTTTATCGTTTATTCCATTTATTTCCATTTTATTTCCATTTATATGTTTACTAGTAGAAAGATGTTTGTTAAAATCATAATTATTTGATGTTGAATAGTCACAAATTTCACATAAAAATTTTTTTGCGATTTTTTGCGATTTTTTTAATTCCATTTTTCCTATATTATGGAATTAAAAAAATCGCAAACTTTTTTTATTAGAAAAAATATTGAAAAAATTACAATAACAATTTTTTTATATCTAAAACATTTTTAAGATCAATATGCTCATAAATCATTTTTCGTTGATATTTTTTCGGAAAGTATTTTAGGTTTTTCATTTTGGACATTTTTAAAAATGTCCAATTTTGATTTTTCAAAAAAACTTTTGGAAAAAATGTCTTACTGAAAAAAGCACCAAAAAATAAAATTATAAAACGGTACCATTTATGATCACAATATTTTAAAACTTAAAAATGTACATTTTTACGAAGTATTATAAACTATTTTATCAATATCTTCCGCCAAGTTAACATTCGTTGTACAGCCTTTGCCGCTAGTTTTGCAGACATTTGTTGTGAATAATTTGTTAATAGAAGTTTATCCGTATTATAATTAAATACACGGTTATCAAATAATTCTAAAGCATTTTTATACGAATCTGTTAAACTATTTCCTTTATTCATATGATAAATTATTGATCTGTCAAAATTATATGAACTCAATAAGTCTGCCTCCCTTACTACATGATAAGCCATTTGATATTCACCTAATTCTGGATAGCCATTCTTTTTTACAATTGAATATGACATTGTTGACATTATTCTTTTTGTATAATATAATTCTTCTTTGTTCAATTTATCACTCAAGAAAGTTTCTATTTCCTTTATTCCTGTACTTTGATCTAAATATTTTTTATCACACATATCATGTAATACAGCAGAAGTATATATAACCTTTTTTTGCTCTTCTAATTCTGGAAACATATCCAATTCGCTTTTATATATATCATGTGCAAAATGCAATACATCCATACTATGACACTCTGAATGGGAAGTGTCAATATTGTAACGTCTTGACATATACAAGACAAAAGCAAATAATTCGTTTAAGCATACCATTATATTATTTATGATCTAAAAAATGATAAATAATATAATTCAATTTTTTTACTTTTATCCAGTATAAAACTAAAAACAAATATCTTCATAACCTATTAACAAATTAAAATCACATTTATAATTATCAAAAATATATTGATTCCATAATTCTACAGAGAACTTATATAATCCTGAATCCATCGTTATATATGAAACTGATGGGTTAATTCTCTTATGTAATATACAAATAAACACATCCATTTTTAATTCTGGGTTTTTTTCTTTTATTTCTTTCATTATGTCTAATGTTTTGTTCTTTCCATAAGGTAAGTTATTCAACCTATTTAAAAATATTTTATTTTCAAAGAATTTCTCCATGATGATAATAATAGAATATCTATATTTTTTAACTTTTATTTCAATTTTATTTCAAATTTAATTTAATTTTTTATAATATATATAATGTAATAAAGAAAAATATACAAAATAAGTTTCTCTTTTTAATTTGGTTTCAAAAGAATATATAAATATTGATATTCATATTGACATTGTAATAAATCTATTTGTCCCTCTATAATAAATCCAGATGCTTGAGCCTCATCTAATATTTCTGTTTTATCTGGCATATACATGGTATGTTCATTTTTTCTAACTTTACCACTATTATCATCCTTAAATTTTTCTACGAATTTAGCTATATTGTTTTGCTCATCTAATTGAAAATCAGCATTATATGCAAAATCATTGAATTTTACTTTTGTTGTTGTTATACGTTTTTTTGCATAACGCTGTGGTGATACAAACATTAATGGATTACCCGGCGGTAAAATTGGATCAAAATTTTCCCTATCAACTAAATGAACTATTAAACAACCACCAGGCATTAACCATCTAAAGCAATTATCAAAAAACATCTTTTTATCTTGAAAATAATAAATTGTAAAATACATACACAAAATATGAGTAAATGTATTGGGTTCAAAATCACCACCATTTAATGCATTTGCTACCTTAAAATTATAATCAGGATAATTTTCTTTAGCTTTATTTATCATAGATGGTGATATATCTATTCCTAATACATCTAATCCTTTAGATGCTAAAGCCGCAACATGATGACCTGTTCCACAACCAATATCTAAAATTTTACTTTCACTTGATGGATTTGTTTTATTTATTATTTGTCCTACTTCATATTCATCCTTTAAGTTATTAAATACTAAATAATCGTAAATATCCGCATAAAAATCATCGTAAATATTAGTACCTGATTTTAATAAAAAACTATCTTGCTGTTCAAAACCTTCTTTATTGTCCTTAATACCTTTAAAAACTAACATTAACAATAATAACATTACTATAAATACTAACACTTTACCCCAAATTGATGCTTTATTATATGCTGAACTAACATTTTTAATTTGTTTTATTAAAAAATTAGACATCTATATTATTAACTTTTATAATTTTTACAAAATATATAATATAATATAATATTTAGAATAATATAGCATTTCATTTAGTTTATTTATAAAAATTAATATAAACATAAATATAAATATAAATATAAATGACTGTAATTAATGGTATTGAAATTGATAACATAAATTATAAATTAAATGATATAAAATATGCTATTACAAATAATGAACCCATTGAAAGAAAATTAAATGTAATTGTTGTTATATCTAATCCATGTTTATATGCTAGAAGATATATATTATTGAAAGAATTTGTTAAAAGAATAGAAGAAGAAGAAAATGTTGAATTATTTATTGTTGAATTGATTTATAAAAATCAAAGGTTTATTATTACAGATAAAAATAATAAAAATCATTTACAAATTAAGACAGAAACTCCTATGTGGCATAAAGAAAATATGATTAATTTAGGAGTTAAATACTTACTTCCAACTTCATGGAAAGCATTTGCATGGATTGATGCAGATATTGAATTTGACAGTAATTCATGGGCACTTGATACATTGAAAATATTAAATGGATGTAAAGATGTTGTTCAATTATTCAGTCATTGTGTAGATATGAACAAAGATGAAAGTACCATTAATTATTTTAATAGTTTTGGTTATAGTTTTTCAAAAAATAAAATTTTTTCCCAAAAGGGTCTAGATTATTGGCATCCTGGATTTGCATGGGCAATTACTAGAAAAGCATATGAAAAAATCGGTGGTCTATATGATAAAGGTGTTTTAGGTTCTGGAGACAGTATTATGTCATTATCATTCATTAATAAATGTTTTAAAATGACAAATGATGATTATAATAATGATTATAACAACAGCATGTTAGAATTTCAAAAAAAAGCAAAAACTTTGCGTTTAGGTTATACTCCAGGAGTTATAAGACATCATTATCATGGATCAAAACAAAATAGGAAATATACAGAAAGATGGAAAATATTAATGAAATATTTATATTCCCCTATTAAACACTTGCAATATGATGATAAAGGAATATTAATACCTTCACCAGAAATGTCAGATGAATTTAAAGAAGATATAATGAATTACTTTAGAGAAAGAAAAGAAGATGATTGATATAATAATATGTTTTTTTTATAATATTTTTATATTATCCTTTTCTTAAATGGCTGAAATAGAAATAAATGATATAAGAGAACAAAAAGATTTCAAAGGAATTACATTTTCAGAATTTAAAAAAACAGATGCAAAAAAAGAATTAATTAAAAATTTATACAATTCTAAAATTGAACCAGCATGTTATTGGAGTGCTGAATTAATTTGTGCTGGTCATTATTCTGATATATGGGAAACTATAATAGGATTTTATACTAAACATATTCATATAGGTAATCCAAAATTAATTACATATTTAGAACTTAGAATTAATAATTTTAAAGAAATAGTATCTAATGGTTACACAGATCAAGAATTACGTCTTAGAAATAATGAAAAAATGAGGAAATTATTCTGCGAAATAATGTGTGTTCTATGTGAAGCACGTAAGAGACATTGCTTTGAAGAAGTAAAGGTTAAAAAAGATGATTTTGATTTAACACAAATGACAGAAAGATTTAAAGCTCCAAATGTAAGATATGCTGAAGATATATTTTTAAAAGATGATCCAAAAGAATTATTTATCGCTGCTAATGAATTTGCATATAATTTAACTGAAGAAGGCAAAAATAGTGTTAATGCATGTTATTGGTTAGAATGGATTATTGAGTTTGAAACTATATGTAAACAAAAAAAGGAGAAGTTTAAATGTGAACGCAGAATATTTGCAAATGTTGATTCAAAACTACAAATGGATATAATATGGATTATTTGGGATATTTTTTTAAAGGAATCTAATAAACGCAGTACATTAATACAAAAAATTGTATCAAGTGCATTAAATATTTTCTGTCTGCGTTATACTTCTGGATGTCATAAAAAACGTAGATTACTAATGTATTTTGTCATTGAAGTTTTCACAGAACCATTTTCTATTGAAGAAGATATAGTTAAAGATAAAAATAAAATTGTAGTAATTACAAAAAATATAAATAAAATTTATAAACAAATTAAAAAAAATGAGCACTCACCTGGAACAGATTATTTGTATGAAAATTTAAAGGCTTCAAATTTAGAGAAAACTATTGCAAAATTAGAAACAATGAATAGTTTAGGTGCAGAATATATACCTCGTATAAATTAAAATAAATTAAAATAAATAAAAGTAGAAATATTTATATTAAATAAATAAATAATATATATATATTATATATGCAAACAAAAAATTACAGAAGAAAAGGTAGTCTTAAAACTAGATATAACAGAAGTTCACCAACTAACAAATATACTCAACAAAGAATTATACAAATGTTTTTACAAATGTTAAATACAATTAAATTATATCATTGGAAAACTTATAGTTATGCTCAACATAAAGCTACAGATGAATTATATTCAAAGTTGAATGAAAATATTGACTCGTTTGTTGAAATTATGTTAGGTAAAAAAGAAACACGCGTTAATTTAACTCATCAAAAAACTATACCACTTCTTGATTATTCAAATTTAAATGATTTTAAGAAAGAAGTTGAGAAATATAAACAATTTTTAATTCATATGAATTCAGATGCAGGAATAAATATAACTAACAATAGTGATCTCTTAAATGTAAGAGATGAAATATTAGGAAATTTAAATCAATTTACCTATTTATTAACTTTTAAATAAAATATTATATCTATAAAATATTATATCTATTAAATAACGTAAATTATTAAATAACGTAAATTATAATAAAATTAATATATTTTTTTATTATAAATGAGCACATCTAAATTAGGAAAAGCTATAACACAATCACTTCAAGATGATTTTCCTACATTAACACCCTTAACTGAATCAATAATGTCAACAAAATCTAATACATCATCATCTTCTTCTTTTATATCGTCTATTCAAAATACAAGTTGGCAAACTTGGATTATAATAATTTTAATATTAGCCTTATTAGGAATTAATATTTTTGCTTATTTAGCGAAAGGTACTCAGGCAACTGCTTCTATTTTTGATAAAATTTTTGCACCAATTTTGAAATTATTTGGTTATACAGCTTTAGAAGCTACAAATCAAACTATACAAACAACAGCAACAGGTACTAATGCAGCAGTAAATACTGTTGCCAGTGCTACTAATACTGCTATTAAAAATGTAGAACAACAAGTTTCTTCCAATTCTACAAATATGAATACTAATACAAATACAAACACAAACACAAACACAAACACAATACCTAAAGGTCAACTTGCCACAACATCACAACCAGGAATTCCTGTACAAAAAGAAATGCAACAAAATGGTGGAAATATTGAACAATGGCAACAAGATTCATTACAAAAAGCATTAAATGATGCTTCGCGTTCAGCAAATGTACAACCAGATGATTCACAAAGTTCTATCCAAGCATCTACTTCAACTGGTAAATCAGGATGGTGTTATATTGGAGAAGATAGAGGAATAAGAACTTGTGCAGAAATTGGTGTTAATGATGTATGCATGAGTGGAGATGTATTCCCATCACAGGCAATTTGTATGAATCCTAATTTAAGAGCATAAAATATATTATATAATCTTTTATATTGTTGTAATTGTGATCGTAATTGATACAATATTAGATGGATCAGATAATACATAACCATTTTCACTTACTATATAATATTGATATGTACCTGAATTATTTACTGTTATTGTTGTAGTAAATATATCTCCATTTACTTCTTTAACTATAGAACCATTTTGATAAATAATAAATTTATTTACAACTATACATGAATTTGTTAGTGTCCATAATAATGTAATTATATTGCTTTCATTTGTTATTGATGTAATTACAGGAGGATCAAATTTAACAGCACTTGTAAAACCTTTATAACCTTGAGGCCATTTATTATCACTATTTGACATATTATAACGCTGTCTTGGATACCATGTTGGTGTTCCATCATTCCAATATAAAAGCTCAATTTTACCAGGAACATCAGAATCACTTGTAGGATTATATAATTTTTGTGATAAATGATTAGTAGTTTTTCCAGTACATGGATTTTCTTGAATTGAACATACCAAAGAACCTCCATCTTGAATAACAATTGGTGCTTCAGGAATAGGATTTGGAACAACAGGTATAATATTTTTATTATCTTGACTTGGATTAGATGGTGGAGGAGGTATTGTATCTGAATTTACTGAATTTGGATTTTGTTGTGGAGGTAAAGCATTATTTATTTGATTTACATATTGTGTACAATTTATCGGTTCTGTTGTTGGACCAATAATAGCATTAGAAATAGGATCTAAAGCAATATTTATGCTATTTACACGTTTTAAAGAAGTTGTATTTGGATTTGTATAACCACGTATGTTTTGTGTTGCCCAAGTAGTATTACGATTAACCCATTGACCTTTTGCAATTTTTGAATATTTTTGTTTTTTAGTTAAATTTGCACTATTAGATTTATATTGTAAAACATTTCCTTTAGTAATCATATCTAAATGATAACCTATAGAAGATGCGGGTACTAATTCATTAGAATATGGTAATTTAACAAAACCATTATTATCTATATTAGTAGTCACAGAACAACTATCCTGGACTCTTGACCAAGCCCTAGGAGGAAAAGGTAAATAATATGCCATCTTATCTTATATAATATAAAATACTATTTGATTTACTATTATATTTACTATTTATTTATTTATTATTTATTATTTATTATTTATTTTATTTAAGGATTAAAGTTATCTTCCATACCATAGAAAAACCATCTTAATGATAGATAATTAGGATTTGTCATAGTCATAGAGTTTGAACCAACCATCTTTGTATTAGGTCCCTTTTCAACCAAACTAGATATTTCTGTTGTACCTAAAGCATAATCATAATACCATAAATTAGAAATATATCCAGAGAATCCACCGTTAGGAGCAATGTAAACATCACCATAATTTTGTTTTGGAACACCGTGTAAATGATGACTCTTTGCAATTGTTCCGTTAATATAAATATCAAGGGTGTTATTTTCACAGCGAATAATTACATTAACCCATTTATTCAAAGGAATATTGTCAATAGTAACCTCCTCATTGATAACATTAAACGTATTCATAAATATAACTAAACTATTTGTATTAGGAGCTAGATAGACTCCAGGAGCATTATTAGGGAAATTTAATCCTTGTTGATCAGGTGCAGAAGAATTAGAAGCATAATCATTACCCTTATAAAAGACACATCTATATTTTCCAGAATTATATGTTAAATCATCTATAAATATCCAAGTGGACCAAGTAAATTCAATACCTTCAGTTGCATTAACAGAGCGATTAATAGTAACAGCACCAGAAGATGAAGGATCTTGTGGAATAACAATTAATTGTTTTGCATCAACCATACCATTTATAAGTTTAGGAGAACCAGTAGGTGCAAGAAAATAGCTTATTATTGCAATACCTAAACGAAGTAAAATGATAAATACAAAAAAAACTAACAATAAAAAGGCAACTTTTGCTACTAAACTATTTGATTCAAAAAATTCCTTTGTTGAATTAACATATTTATTTGTTGTAAATTGATTAAAAGTAGAACCACTTCCTGTATTTGAAAAATCCATCTTATATATTATACTTTTAAAAAAAGTATAATAAAATTTACTTTTGACTTAAATCTAACGTTATAAGTGTTTTATATTATTTTCTAAATTAATTATTATATTATTTTTAGTATTTCTTTTAGTATTCTTTTAGTATTAATTATTTATATTAAATTGTGAAACTAGAAGATTCAGTATCGCCTTCCATTAATGAAACCTTTACTGTATATTGGAATATTCCACCTAACATACTTCCACCATAACCAGCCTTATAAATATTCCAAGCAGTTTGAGGATCAGTTGCATCAGGCCAGTATTGGAATTTAGAAGTCCATCCAGAAAATCCACCCATAGGGGTTATATAAACAGGTGCATTAGCATCAATCTTTGCAACACCAGGCAATACACAAGTGCGAACAAGTTTTCCATCTATATATAAATCTAAAGTACGGCCGTATGCACTAATTAATAAATTAACCCATCTTTGTATAGGTACATTAGCAATAGGACAATTATGAACAATATAATTTGTTCCATCAGCTGGTTGTTGATCCAAACCAGGATAAACTGCTAAAGAAACATTAATATTATTTTGAATAGGTCCTAAAACAACTGAAGGACAAGGTTCTTTTTCTCCTGTACCTGTTGTCATACGACCAAATATGATCTTAGGTTCACCATAACGGTAATTCCAATCATCAATGAAAAACCAAATAGAATATGTAAAATTACTTGTATTTCCAGAAGTTGAAGAAGATGCTAAACTAGACGGTTCTATTTTTTGCATTGTTTGACCTGAAACAAGACCTGTAAGAGTATTCACATCTTTTACCATATAGCGAATAACAACTATTATCAAAATAATTATTATTACAAATAGCAATATTTTTTTAACATCCATTATATTATACATTTAGAAATTTTCTAAATTTATAATTATTAGATTAGATTCATAAACTTGTAAAATAATTATTTTATATAAACAAATTTACTTATTTTATATAAACAAATTTACTTATTTTATAATGCTAAACTTAATTGTTTATATAGGGATAATTTTTTTTGTATTATATGGTATTGAAGGTGGATTTTTATCTTTCAAAGATGAATATAACTTATTTATTGTTAAATAATCAAGAGGAGCATTAAAATACATTAAATTAGCTACACTTCCAATAATACCATTATTGCTTCCGACTGATAACATATCATATTTTATATATGGAACCACTTCAATTGCTGATTTTACTAATTTACCATTATAAAATATATCCATTGTACCACCGTCATAATTAATAACAATTTGATTCCATTTTTGTAATAAAACATCTGAATTTTTATATATTATTCTATGACCTTCATTGTCCAACTCTTCACCAATAGCCATATTTTTAACCTTTTCAATTGTTTCAGTTATATCCTTTTGAATATCTTTCCATTTATTTATATTATCACTTGTAATATCTTTTTCTTTTTTTTGCACATTTTCTACAGATGAACTATCCGTTGATTTTTGTTTAACTGTTATATATATTGAATTGTTTTCTGCACTATATTTTACGCACGGATTTTCACCATAAGATAAAATAGGAACAACTTTTAAATATGAAGCATTTGTACTAGGAGGTAAAGCATCTATAAAAAACCAAAAAGACATTGCATATTGATATGTAAATTTATCACTATTATTTAATTTTTGATAAGAGGTAATATTTGTTAAAGTATTTGTGGGAATCGGTTGGTTTATTAATTGTCTACCACCTTGTGTATAATATTTATTTCTAATCCAAGGACCAACAAACCAAGTAATACCATAATATCCAAATATTAAAATTAATGATATTATTAAGATAATAAATTCTGTTTTTGTTGGAGGTGAAGTACCTGGTGATTTTGTTAAACCCAAGAATTTTCCAATGAATCCAAATATATTAACAAGTAAACAAGGTATGTACAAAAGAGTATTAATAATCAAACGGAATAACGGATTTTTATCAAGAAATCCTCCAGCATTCGCTAATTTATATATTATACCAAGCATTGTGCAAAATAAAAACAAGTTAAATATGATATGACCTATTGATTCTGGTTTAGAAGCATCTTGATTAAATACTCCCATAACAGAAAGAGAACCATAAATTAATAAACCAGATAAAATTAAAGCAAAAATAATATATAAGCCTTTTAAAAAAGAACCAAATGTAGGGGATTCCTTAAAAAATGCAATTTTAGAAGGATTAGCAAGGTAATATTGATATATTGTTATCATCGCAACAAAAATAATACCAACAAATAATAAAAAGAAGATTGATGCTCCACCATAATTACTCATGATACCATAAGGATTGTAAAAATACAATAATGTTGTTAAAATTATAAATGCTATAAATAATAATGTATATTTAGTTCTAAGTGTATATATATCTCCGTATGTTTTTGGCAATGTATTCAATATTTTATCATCTTTTTGTTTGCTATTTAAATAAATTATTGCAGATATTATTAAAAATAAAGCTATGATTACAAAATTGATAATAACCGCTGAATTATTTTCTGGTGGATTTTTTGAAAATATTCCTGCAACAGCTAACATACTAAAAAAAGCTCCTAAAGAAAGTAAAACAATAAATAAAATTATTGCTATTAGAAACCATGATCTGTCTTGAAAAGGCATTAATGAAAGCCATGATTCTTCTGGTGATTTTTGGAAAAGAATAATTTGTCTTATTAAAATACTAATTATTAAAAGTATTGGACCAGTAATAAATACTTCATAACCAAATAATTTATTAAAACCATTAGGATTACGTATATATAATAATATTATTAAAAATATTAAAATAGTCAGCAAAGATGATAATATTTTATAAGAATTTAATGCTGATTCTAAATTAAATGTTTGAATATTTGGTTTTATTGTTTTATCCATATAATTATATAATATTTATATAATTATTTGATTGCTTATATTTTGATTGATTTCATTTTGATTCATTATATTTTGATAGATTTCATTTTGATTGATTTCATTTTGATTGATTGCATTTAATTTTTATTTGTTACATGTTTTCCATAGCAGTTTTTTCTCCATGACATTCACGACACAAAGCAACTAGATTAGTTACATCATTTCCTCCACCATTTTCTAATCTTATTTTATGATCAACTTCAAAAGTGTGAGATAACTTTTTTTTACATTGACCACATTTCCAATCTTGCATAGAAGCAACATACTTTTTCTTTGTTTCACTAACAGAACGTTTAGTTGTTTTTTGACCAGATAATAAATTACGTTGTTGTTGTGCGTTTAAAACTGGATTATATGGATTATAATTAAATCCAGGATTCATATCAGAATTAAAATTTTCCATAAAACTTTTATTTCCTTTTGCTGTTAAATCAAAAATAGGTGAAATAATATCCATAGATGATCTGTCAATTGGTAAATATTTTATCATATTATTAGTATATAACAGCATATTTTTACTTTGTAATGGATTTCGTTTAATCATTAAATATATACATATAGCAAAAAATCCAATAAATATCATTTTATAATATTTTTTATAAGTCATCAAAATCTTAGTATATTTACCATCATGGTATGCATTATATAATAAAAATGCAGTTATACCAAATATAAAAAATTCTAATTTCATATATTATATTATAAAAATATTATCTTTTACAGAAATAATATCTTTTACAAAATAATATACTTATTTATATCTTTATTTATTTTTTCGTTTTCTCGTTTTTTTAATATTTATCTTTTTATTTTCTCCTCCTATTTCTTCTGTATTTGTTATTAAATAGGAATATACATTTTTCTTTGGAGGAAGATTTTCATCAAATCTATCAATTAAATTATTTAAACTTGTTAGTTCATTTATTAATTTATCTATATCAATAAGACTTGTTGGAGATTCAAATAAAAAATGTATAATAATATATTTAATTTTATTAATAAATTCCATTTGATATGAATTTAAATTTTTATAATCTTCGTATATTTTTTCAAATAACGAAATATATATCATTACAAATCCCCAAATATCAATTGTTTTAATGAATATTTTATTAAAATATTCTAATAATTCAAATTTACCGTTCGCCGTATATTTAAACAAAATTTTTGAAATATATTCTATAATATAATAATATGTAAAATCATATTCAATAAGATGGTTTTTAATTTTTTTCTTTTTAATAGCTGCTAATTCATTAAGTGTTAGTTTTTTAATAATATCATTTATTGCACTTAAATGACCTGGACCTCTTATATCATTCCAAATAAAAATATAATTTATTACAAATTCTCTTATTGAAAAATAATCAGGTGTTAAATTTATTTGTAAAAAATTATTATAATGTTTGGTGAACTCTTTATTAAACAATATAACAGAAAATGGAACATTATATTGAAATGGTCGTCTATATAATTTTCGTGGAATACCATTTAATATTTTATGATGTATTGATAAGCCCCAATCAATTAATCTTGTATTTAAATATGTTTCTGATATTTTAACTAATACATTTGAATCTTTTATATCGCAATGATACACATTTAATTTATTCATAGGGATAATACCATGAACTAATAAATTAATTAAAGAATTGTTTAACCTTATAAGATTTGAACTAACAAAATAATTAGAAATAAAATCAGAAATATTTATTCCTCCATCAGGCATATTGATAGCTAGTAATTTGCTTAAAGATTTATTTACATTTTTTTTGGTTATATTTTTTTTTGTAAGTGCAGTACATTTTTTATTGAATTTTTTTAAATCGTTATTTATTAGTTGTTTTGGTTGACATATACTAAATCCATCAATAAGAAAATACTCACTATAATTTGGTATATTTTCTAGTATTTTTTTAAAATCTTGAATTTGCTTATATTCATCTTCTGCATGTTTTTTTGTCATTAATTTTGTTAATTCTCCTGTACTCGGTCCATTTACGCATTTTAATGCAGGTTCAAATATACAACCAAACCCTCCTGAAGCAATCACCTTTCCACCCTTTTGAATATTTATTTTTGTCATTTGTTATTATATTATCATGATATAATAATAAATTATAAATTATTAATGTTTATTTTCTTGAATATTTAGTTTTTTTACCTTTGTTCCTTTTATTTGAATTTCTTCTTTTAGTTTTTCTCTTTTTACTACCACCAGCCATTAAAACTGCTGCTGCGGTCATTGAACCTAATATGGCTGCTGCTTCTGCACCCAAAATTTTTTGCATGAAAGTAGTTGACCCAGAACCAGTTGCTTCAGCAATAACTTCCTCTGCATTTAATGGATTTTCAATATCCATATTTTTTTGCACATCATCAAAAATCTTACTAACAGGATTTTGTATATTATTAAGCGAATCAAGAGTTTCTTGTAATTTGCTTTTCTTATCAGCATTCGTTTCGTTTTCAATTAGTTTTTGAAGTACATTAGAATATGCAGCAATATTAATTAGTATATTTGTATTTAAATTAACAGCTAAATTTTCTAGAGTTTTCTTATCCAATTTAACTACGATTTCATCAGGATTAGGTAATGGTTTTTGCTCATTATTTTCTACTGTTTCACCAGGAACAACATTATCATAGTCTTCTTTTAATTCTTTAGAAACTTCTTCTTGTGGTTGTTCTTCTGTATCAGTTTGAATAATATATTTATCATCGTCTGCTTCTTCATCTTTTCCCTCTTCTGTTACAGGTTGTTCTTCTATTCCTTCTCCTATTCCTTCTTCTGTTATTACTGGTTGGTCTTCTTTTCCTTCCTCTGTTACAGGTTGTTGTTCTGTTCCTTCTTCTGTTACAATAGGTTGTTCTTCTATTCCCTCTTCTGTTATTACAGGTGGTTCTTCTTTTTGTTCTTCTTTTCCTTCTTCTGTTACAACAGGTGGTTCTTCTTTTCCTTCTTCTGTTACAACAGGTGGTTCTTCTTCTTGAGCTGTTACAAAAGTTTTTGTATTTTCTGACTCAATAGGAGTATCCTGTCCTCCATATAACGTACGCAATTTTAATGTTTTCTGTTTTTTATATTTCTTATTTTTTCTTAGACTTTTCATATATATTGTAAACATTATTTATTGTATAAATAAACAATAATACTTATAGCACATAATATGATTAATGTATAAATTATTTTTTCACGCCATCTATAAAATTCTTTCATCTTAATATCCTTTGGTTTATATTCTTCATAATATCTTAAATAAAATTCATTTAATGTTATT